GCCACCGTGGCCAGTTCCCAATCTTCCGCGTTTACCCATGCGTTCGTGTGGCCCTCACAGGCCACAATCCAAAAGAACAGCCTTTCCGCTTTCCGTGCCATGTGCTTACCACCTCCTGTGCCGCACCTTCCGAATCGTCCGCCAGATGGCGGTTTTCTTGACTTCCGTATAGTCCTCCAGCGCCCGGTTCTCCCGGTGCGCGGCCTTTCGCGCTTCAATCCGCTTTCGGTCCGCCTCCTGATATTCCGCACAGCTTCCGTGGCAACCCACCGCCCGCTCCGTGCAGCCATAACAGGGCTTGTCCGGCAGTTGCCCCTTCATCGCGTGTCCTCCGGCGGCTCCACCCACCATACGGTCAGGCTCTGCCGCCCGCACTGAATGGCGTAATCGTAGTCCGGCGTGTAAATATCAATTGCATTCCCCTTCACGCCGGTATCCGTCGCCCAAAGCTGCTCCACTGTACCGTCCGCGTACTCCACAAAAACATCTGAGTATAAGGGGATTACATCCGGGTCAACGGCACAAGTAAGATGCTCCACCACCTGCAGTCCGGAATATGTAATGCCATAGGATGGGTCTCCCGGCTGTTTACCGCAGGTGTCCGAGGTGTAATAGGTGACCGCGCAGTCCTCAATCACATTGGCGCATTCCAGCAAAGCCGCTTCAATCTTTTCGTTCTCAAAGTCCTCCTGCGCCACCGCCACAATGGGAATAGATTCAATAGGAGACTCCCCCACCGATGCGGCGTCCGCTTTCACCTTGAGTGTCAGGCACAGGGACAGTACCAGCGCAATCATGGCCAGCCATGCCGTGCAGCGCCACCGGTCCGCGCGCCGTGCTTCCCGCCTTGCCCGGTTGGCAGCATTACGGCGCAGCTCCCAAATGCCCGCAGTCTCGCCCAAAACGTCCGTCATGGTTGTTTCCAGTCGGTCCAGCCTGCGGCCCATGTCGCGGGCGTATTTTTCTGATTTCTGGCTCATAAAACGTTCCCTCCATCAAATTCTGCCACCGGAAGCCACCAGATGTCATAGTGCTTTTTCATTCCCCCAACATCATCCACGCCCCGGTCACCATGCCACCACAGCTTGCGGCTGTCGCTCCGCTCGTCTCTTTTAAACGTGCCAACGTCGTATCTCACCCTGCCTAAATAGGCGGCGCGTCCACGGCTCGGAATCAGCCTGAGCGCCGTCAGGCAACCAACTTTCGGATGCCCGTCCGCCCTGCTCATGTCCAGGCGCTTCCATTTCGGCATATCCTTGCCCCCTCACAAATAATTTCTTCCGAACTCCCGAATAAAGTCCTCTGTGGTCCAGTCGTTTTCCGCCATGGCCTTTCGCTGTCCGTATTCGTGAAGCTGTTGCATGGTTTCCGGGTTGCGGTGCGCGGCCTCCGGCCCGTTCTCGTGGCAGCGGTTGTTGCACAGGTAAACCACCAGCCCGTACTGCTCCGACTTCTTCCGCAGTGCCCCACCGAAAATGTGGTGCTTGTCCAGCGGGTCCGCGCAGCCGTTCCGGCCGCACCGCCAGCACACGCGGGGAACGTCTGCTTTGCGCTTGGTTTTCTTCACCGCGCTCTTCCGCGCGGACACGCTTTTGGGGTACATCACGCCGTTCCCTCCTTTGTTTTTTACATTAGGCCTCGTCTCATCAGTTCCTTACACTTTGCCACAATGGCATCCTGCCGCCGCCGTCTGGCCTCCTCCGTCATACAGGGATCATGCACCGTCACATGAGCAACACCGTTTTTCGGCCCGAAGTCCACCGTATATTCCGTTGTAATAAAAGCCTTTTCCATGCAACGTCACCTCCCTGCATCCTATTGATACTCCGGGTTGTCCTATGCGTTACGTCCGAGTGGTCTTCCGCTCGTCCTTCTGGCGCAGTTCCCGCCGCCGAATCGCGCGCTCCAGCATCTGCTGCACCTTGCGCTTTCCCTCTGGCGTGGCTTCCCGATACTGCCGCAAAAGCTCCAGCTCCCGTGATGAAAGCTCCGTCATGCGCCCACCCCCCGATTCTCCAGCGCAGCCCGCGCCGCTTCCCGCTCCTCGGGCGATGCCGCACGGAACTTTTCAATCAGTTCCTTTTCCTGCGCCAGCTCCAGTCCTGTCCCCAAAATGATCGCGTCCGTTGTGCAGCCCAGCACCTCTGCAAACACTGCCACCTGTGCGGCGCTGGGGATTTTCACGCCGTTTTCCATGGCGCTGATATGCGCCGGGGTCACATCAATGCTTTCTGCAAGCATCTTCTGCGTCACGCCCCGGCGGCTCCGCAGGGCTTTCAAATTTTCTCCTAACATTTTTTGGTACCTCCTCTTGACGGCTGTCGTTTTTCCGTGTAATCTTGGGTTATGTTGTATCCTGTTATTGATATCATATATTCCTAAAGTGAGTTTTTCAAGTATAAAAATCATTTTAGGAAGTTTTCAGCGCATTATACAAAAATAGCAATACCTAGTTGGCAATGCTATACATATATTGAGATGTTTTTATTGCGTTACTCTTCGCTCGGAGAGTACAAGGCAAGTGATTCGATTATTTTCAAATTCCAAAAGTGTGTTTATTCAGGAGGCTTTATGTTTTATGATATCGTTTTAAATCTCTGTGCTATGCAAGGTAAAAAGATTACCAATGTGGTTGATGAATTGGGAATCAGCGCTGGAAGTCCTTCCAAATGGAAGGCTGGTGGAGAACCCAAGGCTGACACATTGCGGAAACTTTCTGATTACTTCCACGTCTCTGTGGATTACTTACTAAATCGCCAAACTCCCAGCATTTCTTCTCTCGCTCCCGAGGAACAGGATTTAATAGCCCGCTTCCGCAGCGCTACCCCAAAAGAAAAGGAGGATGTATTTTACATCCTCCGCGAGTATAAAGCCGTTACCCCCACAATATCCGGCGAGTCGGCCGGATGATCTACATAGATTTCCCGCCTATCGCAGAAGATGAATAACCATGAGTGGATGTGATTTCTTGACACCCTCTGAATTCCGCCAGCACGCCATGAACAGCGCAGAAACCTATTATCATTATCTGGATGAAAACGGAAAAGGTGTAGCCACTATTGCTGTTCAATCCATCCAACAAAAAGGCCCCTTCTTCCATTTGCAGCTTTTTACGAAACTTTCCTCCGGTCTGGACCCATCTGAACTAATGTTTGATTTTTTCGGAAAACGCTACTCTTCTTTTGAAATTCGCCCGGTTGATTATGGGGAAAAAACAGCCGTTCTGAAAGTGCGGCCACTTGATACGTTAGCCGCCGCCTTTGCTTCGCTCTCTCCAGAGCAGCTCCTTGTCATATCTGACCTGAAATTTTTAGTAAAACGTGTGGGCTTATGGTATCAGCAGTTTGGTGATCAGATTGGTCCGTGCAAATTCTCCCCTACTGTCTTTCCCTCCTTTGTCTCGCATGAAAGGGATCTTTCAAATGAACAGCGAGATGCCGTGAATGGAGCGCTCAGTCACCCATTTACTTATATCTGGGGTGCACCCGGCACAGGAAAAACCAGTTGCGTTTTGGCAAACTGCGTTCTTTCCTACCTTCTGGACAGCCCAGATCGAAAGGTTCTCCTTCTGGCCCCCACGAATAACGCGCTGGATCAGATGCTGTGCGGCGTTCTTCCGGCTTTAATTGAGCAGCAAATTCCCACAAATAAAGTTCTCCGTCTCGGAATTCCATCCGCGCAATTTTATTTAGAGTATCCCGAAATCTGCGAGTTTATCGATACGGAGCGTAAAATTGCGGAGTTGACAAAACAGCAGGACATTTTGAAAAAATGCCTGCTGTTTCGGCGCTATACCGCAGATTTTGCTTGTGCATCTTCAGAGATCACAACCCGAATCGGTGAGATTTTTGAACTTGTGAATTTAATATATCAATACCATGCTTCCGCCGAAGACCTTAACAGGAATTCTGCTTCAACCCGTGCCAGATTGGCTATTATTCAGGACAATATTAACCGGCTTTTAGATTCAACCGCTCACCGAAAAGAAGTTATAGCAAACTCTCTCACCTTCCGCTTAAAAAAACTTTTTCAGGTATCCTCATCTAATGAATATATCGCTTTGCTTTCCAATGAAGAAGCAAAGCTGAGAGAATTGATTGAATCCGAAAAAGGGCTGAAAGCAGAATTGTCCGGTATGGATCAGGCTAGATTTGCCGCTCTTGAAAAAGAACAATCTGCATACGATCAAATATGTGATAAAAAGAGGGATATCTCCTCTTTGGCTTCTTTCTGGCCAAGCTTCCAGAAAGCCATTGATAATTTGGACTTTTCTGATAGTTCAGAATGCCTCGCAAAATTTGAAGAGGTTTATTATTTTTTTCAAGCGCAACTCCGTGTTAAGGGCGAGCCGTACCTTGGGTATCAGAACTTGACGGATGTGGCTGTTCAGGAGGAATATGATGCTTGCACAGAGAAGCTTTCCGCTCTCGATGAAAACAGCACAGACACCCGTTTAGAAACGGTGCAGGTAGTGGCCTGCACCATTGACCGCTTTCTTGCTGCTTTTTCTCCTGATGGCCTTGGTTCTTTTTCCCCCGAGCAGGCTTTCATGGATGAGGCAGGTTATGCGTCTCTGATTAAAGCCATGCCCATTTTCTCTCTCGGTGTCCCGGTAACTTTTATCGGTGATCATATGCAGCTTCCGCCTGTATGTGAGATGAACAATCAGCATTTCAAGTCAGAAGGCCGAGAGAGTGTATTTCTCTGGGCGCAGTCAGCGCTCTATGCGGAAACTGTATTTTCTGCGGGCAATCTCCAGCAACTTCTTACTGACTATTTGGAAACTGTTCCGCCGCCATTTCTTACAATGCAAAAATATAATCTCACTGCCACTTTTAGGTTTGGAAATTCACTGGCTTCACTTTTGGCTTCCTATGTTTATGCTCCTAATTTTCACAGTGCATCTGATGATGGCACATCTATTTATTGTCTGGACGCGCCCGCACAGTCAACTGACACACCCCGAAGCAGCCAAGCCGAGGTGAATGCCGTAAAGCGTTTCCTGTCACTCAACCAAATTTCAGATTACGCGATTCTCTCGCCCTATCGCAGGCAGATTTCTCTTCTTTCCGCCGCTCTCCCCAAAGAAAAGAAATCCGGGAGAATATTGACTGTCCATGCATCCCAAGGGCGAGAATGGGATACGCTGTTCCTTAGTGTTGTTGATACAAATAATAAGTGGTTTACCGATACGGTACGGTCTGCAACCCAAGGT